TGCCAGCGATTGAGCCGAAGCCGCTTGTTACCTTGCCTGCCACTGCTGTTACTTTGCCGAATACAGTTACTACCGGTCCTACCGCTGCCGCTATAGCCAAGCCTTTAACTACCATATCCTGCATTGGCTCAGGAAGGCTGTTGAATGCATCGGCCGCGCTTTTAACAACGCTTACCAATTCCGTGAACACTGGAACTACTACCGGTACTACTGCCTCTCCGAACTGTATGCCTGCATTTTTCAAGCGGTTGAGTGCTTTCGCAAAGTTCTCCGCGTTTGAGCTGTCAATCTTATTGAATGCCTCGTTGGTGGCACCTGCTGAATTAGCCATAGACTGCATAGCGCTGTTGAAGTCGTCCGCGTGCTGTACAAGTGTAGCCGCACCCTTTGCCGCCTCCTGTGAACTGAACACATCACCGATTGACTTGCCGGATTCCGCACAAGCTTCTTGCACGATGCCAAGTACATCGGTTAACGACATACCGGATTCCATCAGCTCCTGGAATGACTTGCCTGTCTTCTCTTTCAGCATGTCTGATACATCAGTACCCGCCTTACCGAGTTCGTTGAGCATACTGTTAAGGTATGTTGTCGATTCCGCTGTAGCAATACCATTCTTTGTGGTAGTAACGTAAGCAGATGTGATATTATCAAGGCTCACGCCGTACATGTTGGCTGTTGGGATAATTTTACCCATCGAAGCGCCCAACTGATCAACGGTCGTCTTACCTAAATTCTGAGTCATGATGAGCTTATCAGATACGCTTGTTACGTCGCCTGCCTTATCGCCGTAAGCGTTAAGGATAGTGGTCAGTGTGTCTACTGATGTGGCTGCATCAGTGAAGCCACCTTTTGCAAGTTTCGTAGAGTCTGTAACAAAGTTGATTGCCTCGCCTGTTGACTGTCCTGCTGATATAGCCTGATATGCTGACTCAGCTATGCTAGATGCTGCCACACCGGTATCATCTGAGAGTTTAAGGATAGACTCTTTCAGGTCTCCGATAGGTACCTGTGTCGTGTCAGCGATAGTACTGACCTTGGCCATTGAGCTTCCAAAGTCTGTGGCAAGCTTTGCTGTGGCTGTTCCAACTCCAACTATAGGTGTGGTAACTGACTTGGTGAGATTCTTGCCGACTGATTCTGACTTTTCGCCAAACTTCTGCATGGACTGCCCGGCATTCTCTACGGTTGATTTAAAATTTTTTGCATTGTCCTGTATTTTCTTAAACGTCTCGCTCGCGTGGTCATTCGCCGTGACGTCAACGCTTAATGTATAGTCAGCCATGTTTCACCTACTTCCTTGTCCATCCGTTGGCTGCATATATCTTATCTATCCAACCTACTTCGTTCTTCTCAATCTCTGCTATGACTTTCATGTTGTCTCGAACTGTGGATATGTCAGCCTTCTTGGCTCGCTTTTTCCATAGCTTGAACACACTTGTCCCGCGCCTGCGCTTACTGTTGCTTATAGCGTTCAGAACTGTATCTCTTAGCAGAGTTGATTGATTGACCGTCTTAGTCTCATAAGCCTTGTATATGAAGGCTTTTTCGCGTGGAGTCAGAGCCAAATAATCGGCTTTCGTATAGTTAAAATTGACAACGAACCAAGCAAAATCTATATCCTGCAGGTAGGGCCTTCTCAGCTCTTTCTCTGCAGGAGTTTCGTTCGGCTCGTCGAAATACTCATTCGCGATTAGTTGGCTTGGAATAAAAAAGGTGTATCTCTCATGAGGGCTGACTGAATCTCCACTGCAATAGTGGCGTAGCCCCTCTCCTTGAGTGCATCCTCAAATAGCTTGGCGCCCTCTGACTGTCCAAGGAACTTGTCAGAGCCTACCTCTTTTGCCGCAAGCTGAAACATCACATTCATAGTCTTGAGTGAGAATAAGCCGTTGGTGTTTGAATATTCGCCCATGATAGCTGTCTTAGCAGCAGCCTCTACCATTGAAACCCTCTCTGTGTTAAAATCAAAATCATATTGCTTTCCGTTTACTTCGAACATTTATTTTCTCCTTTTTTGAAAAATAGGCAGGGGCTATATGCCCCTGTTTGCTATGCAGGTAATGTGTCAGGTGTTACAGGGTTAGAGCTCAGATCCACGAGCTTGCCCTGTCCCTTGAGTGAGATAGAGTAAGTCATTGAGTCGTCATAAGGTGCCTCAAGTGGGAAGTCTGTAATAACTGCAAGACCGCCAAACATACTCTTTTTGGTCTTCTTGTTGTATACTTTAATGCATACTGGGTCACCATTCTCGAAAGCTGTAGAGAGTGCCTGCATTGATGCATCTGTGTTGATGTACAGACCATCCGTGTCTATTGACCACTCCTTAGACCCTGCGATGTACGCCTTCCAACCGTCTCCTGTATCTTTGGTTGTTACTTCAATAGAATCAGCCGAACGATTAAGCTTAAGACTCTGCTGACCTGCGATAGCGCTGATTGCTGTGCCTTCTGCGTTCCATACTGCAAGTAAGATATCCTTGCCTGCGAGTGCCTTAACTGCATTCGCTGAAAAATCACAGTAAACGCCCTTATCAAAGCCTGTTGTTGTCTCTGAGGCGGCTTCGTTTCCGAATAACTGTTTGTTGTATTTCATATCGTGTCTCCTTTACTTCATCATATAGCCGTAGCAGACCTTGAACGTATAGTTAAGGACTGCATGTTTCTCGTTGGTGTCTTTTTCTTTGTATGTGGACTGTATGCCGTTGTACATCTGATAAATAAGCTCGTAAGGCTCTGGTATATCAATGTCGGCCGTCATGGCCTCTTCGAGTGCCTGTATCTCCTTGAAGAGCGGGACAGATGTCTTGCCACTCTCTGACACCACATGTATGTTGACTGTGTACTCTGTCACGTACATAGTCTTGGTGTTGGCGGGCTTAGTCTGAACCAACTCTGCGTAGTAGAATGGTGAAGCCTGTCCCTTTTCTACGTGGTCGTAGCATTTTTTACCGGTGCCGGACAGCACCGCCTTTTGTATCTGCTTTATCAGCTCGATAATGCTGAATTGCTGTAGCATCACTTCACCAACCTCTCTATGTTGTCAATTAGTAGCTGCTTAAATTCAGGTCTTTCTTTCTCCACGTTACGTTCAAGGTATCTTTGTCCCTCAACATACCCACTGCCTCGCGTCCTGTGGCCATACTCGACATGTGGAGCGTAGTCCTTGGTATATCCAACTTCTGCGCCGTGGTCTATAGTTCCGATTGTTAATGACTGCCTCAGCTCGCCTGTATCTACCGGTGTGCCTCCGTCAGCCTTGCCACGATTGTATATGTTTGATGCCGAGACCTGACAGACTGCATCGAATCTTGCCTGTGACATCTGAGAGAGTGCTTCTACAAGCTTTTCTGTGCCTTTTACTTGTATGCTCATGTGTTGTACCTCTTGGCCGTTATCAGCGTCCAGCGTGGGGCTAGTTCGGTCACTTCCGTGATGTCAAATGCCTTGCAGTTATTCTCAAGGACTTTAGCGTTCTTGAGCTTCTCATAGTCGCAAGGGACCGCGAACTGCATCTCATTCTTGGTCACTTCCCTACCATTCGCCTGCACGCTTGAATCTGTCCAAGGGCTTATACGCGCACGGCCGTTGTAGAGTTCGTCTACATCCTCCACAGGATTGCCGAGCTCGTCCTCTGCCCCGTCCACTGTGGTGTATATTGTTACTCGCGTCCATCTCATAAGAAGTGCACCATCCTTTTCTTCGAGCTTTCGTTGGCATTCACCCAACTGTCAATTTCGCTTGCGTATTCTGCAAGCACGTCGTCAATGAACGTGTTGGACAGACTGCCGACTCCCTCAGAAGATACGCCCTCGTAGTAACACTTGCGCCAAGCTTTGACGCAAGCGTCGACCACGACTGACTCAAACAGAGTCGGAAAAGCATCCTCAGATACTCCAAGGCGCAGACACAAGCGGTCAGTGACTATCTGGTTGATTTCGTCCATGACGTCATCATTGATTTCCTCATCAGACAGTCTTTTCTTGATTCTCTCCTTAACTCTGTCTATCATCGGCTACCTCCTATTTCTGCTGTTCGTCAGATGCTGCAACTGCGGCTGCTTCTACAGCAATCGGAGCTGTAAAGATACCTGATGCATCCTCAGCGTAGAAAGTTACACCCTCGAACACAAGTGTGTTGATGGCAGCAGTCTTATCGTCGAGGAAGTGCTTCATAGCCACCATGCCGGTCTCGTCAGATGTCATACCGAATGTAGAGCCTACTGCTCCGGATGTTGGGATATACACCGCGTTAAGGTTCTGCTTAACTGTACCCTTTACCTTGCCGATTTCTACAGAATTATCGAGCACTACTGTGCCGAGTCCGAGGAAGTTCTCCACGTACTGGAAACCGAAAGCTGTCTGCACTGTGATGGCTGTGTTGGCAAGATATGTAGCGATGTCGAGCGGATTGAGGAAGTAGATAGGCTCTACATCCATATCCTCAAAGTAAGCTGAGAGCTTAGCCCATACGCCTGCGATAGCACCCTGGATAGAGTTTGAAGCAGCGGCTTTCTTCTCTGCGAGGTTAGTAGCTACGCCTGTACCTGCCTTGATAAATGTGAAAAAGTCAGCCTTGATACCCTTCTGGATATTTCTCATGAAGACTGTATCAGTCTCATTGACTGCCTTGTCCTTGCCGACCTTCTGGATTGCTTCGGCTGTGGTAGACTTTCTGAACTTCTTAAGCACGAGTTCAAAAGTCTTAACGAGCTTTCTCTCTACCTTTGTCAGACCGATAACCTCGCCCTCTGCAACCTGATCCGGTGTGTTCTTCTGTGTGGTCTTGTACATCTTGACAGTAGTACCCTCTGCCATTGGCTTCATATCTACAATGCCAAGTACTGTGAGCAGTGACTTGATACCTGCTACCAACTGGTTGGTATGGTCAATGGAAATAACCGGCTCGAGGTCTGCTGCAACTGTGGTGTTTGTCTCCGGTGCGAAAAGCTGTTTTCTGTATGCAATAGTTCTGTTCTTATTCATAGTTGTTATTTTCCTTTCGTGAATAGGTCAATGTGTTGAGCTATCAATCGCTGTCTTTCTGCAGGACTAGCGATTTCGGCCAGTTTCTTATCGAGTTCGGCACGAGTCAAAGTTGAACTTCCGCCTGTTGTCGGAGCTTTGCCTCTCAGGCTGTCCTTAACTGCGTCCTGTACTGCTACCTTGAACATTTTGATAAAGTTGTCAACATTCTCCTTAGTGGTCTTGGCCTCTGATGTTACCATCATATTAACCAAGCCGTCAGAGACATTGATTTTCTCATTCGAGAGCATCTTACGGGCTTCCTGCGCCATCTTGTTGAGTGCGTCAGCCTTTTTGAGCTCGTCAAGCTCCTTTTTGAGTGCGTCTCTCTCATGCTCTGCACGCTCCTGAGCTGACATACCCTCAAGCTTCTTGGCTTCGTCATTCTTCTCGCGCTCTCTCTTAAGCCTTTCCTGAACGATTCTATTGACATCCTCATCGGTATACTTCTTTTCGGGTTCTCCTTTTTTTTCGTCTCCCTTGGAGCTGTCTTTGGATTCACCGCCCGCTTTGCTGTCTTTAGAGTCGTCAGTACTCTTGGTGTCTGTGTTCTTGGTATCTGCTCCCTTGGTATCGTCTGTGCCGTCCTCGAAGAGCTGTGTCCAGTAGTTCAATTTCTTTTTCATGTCGTTTCTCCTTCCATAGTTTAGAGTTCCAATACTTAACTTCCGTGGCTTTTAACGACTTCAACGCTTGGTCATTCCATAGCTTTTAGTGGCTTCAATGCTTGGCCATTTCTATGCTTTATCGTAGCTGATGTATTCCGGATATGCTTCTGCTACGGATTGCAAGCCTAATTTCAACGCTTCAAGAATCGGGTCGCAGACATACACTATCTGTTTTAAATTAATGTAAAAATGCCCGCTCTCAAGCTCATATTCAATGTTCTGATAATGGTCGACGCCCATCACGAACATGTTAATCATGGCAGTTACCGCTTCACACGGTACCGACTCGCCCTTAACTCCTGCATTGGCGTGGCCGTTCACCGCCAGACTTGTCGAAGTCTCATAAATTTCTATCATTCAGCTCTCCTTTTAACCACTTCACTATTTCAAGGTGGTTTGGATATGTCCCGACATAGCTCCTCAGAGGCTTTCCGTCCTCTTCGAGTATCACCATCGGGATTTTATATACCTTGTACTTGTCAATCGCCTGTGGTTCTTCCTGCAGGTCTATATATTCAGTAGTGCCAGGGCACTCTTGCTCAACCTGTACTCTCAATGTGCTGAGTACGTGTTTACATGGTGTGCACCATCTAGCACCGCAGATTACTATTTTTCTCACGTAAAAGTCCTCACTAATTCTCTAGCCTTGTCTTTCTGTTCTGAGCTGACGGTTGGATCACCGCCGTGTGTCCTGACATAGTTCTCAATCCATGCCTGCTTGTCAGGTATTACAATGTATGTCGAGCATCTGCACCAGGGGTGGAATGGTGGGAAGTTGACTCCCGCTATTCTTGCCGAGTATCTTACCGGGCTTGTCTTGGTGCTCGCCGCTATATCTAAGCATACTTGGCAAGCCTTGCCGTCCTCGATTGGGGCTATAGAGTAGTAGTCAAAGGTCTGTTCTATAGCCTGAGCCGTGGACTCGTTGAGCACGTAAGTGCCCTCTGTATACACTAGCCTCATAGCTTCATTCTGGCTTACGCTGAACTTCTGCCTCAAAGTCTTTGTCAGCTTCTGATAATTATCTCCCCTGGCAAAGCCTGCCGATATTTCGGAGTTTAATACCTTGGCAAGGTTGGCTGTCCGGGTCCATATCTTGCTTGAGAAATTCCCCGACTTACTCCAGTCGGTATTAACTACCGCCTTGACTATATCTCTGTTGATTGTACCGACTGCCCCGGTCTTTTCGATTACTGCCTCATAGCCTCGCTTGTCTATTGTTTCAAGGTGGGCTTTAATCTGGCTTTCTTCCTCTGCCATTAATTCAAGCCGTTCAAGCTCTACAGACATTTGCAAGCCTTCAAGTCTGTTGATAATGTATGCACTGCGCCTAGCCGGTGCCAGGTGTGCATATTCCGGATGTCTGACACAGAAGAGCTCTATGTCTCGCATGAGGATGTTGTACTCTTTTTCCGGTAGTGCCTGCATGAGCTTTCTGTACTCAATCACATTGTCAACTCCGTAAGTCTGATAGTATGCTGCTATCTCCTTTTCGAGCTTCGAGTACTGCTCATCATATGCCGTTGTTAATCTCTTCTTTAACTTTGCCTCGCTCTGCTGCAAGGTTTTGGTCAACTGCTTCTGTCTGTTCTGCCAGTACACTTCTATTCACCTCATAGCCCTCTGTGTCGAGCTCATTCTCTTTTTCGATTTTGTCAAGCTCGTCATTGACGTTATCAACGACTGATAAGACCTTGAGCTGGGTCTCTTTCGATGTAATACCGGACAGATTACCGGCTATCTGTGACTCCTCAAGCTCGTTTGCTGGGAAGTTTCTCGTAAACTTAATATTAACCTTGAGCCAGTCATCCGCTTTCATCCCGCTTACAGGGTTCGAAAAGATGAGTTTGTATCTCTGATTCATTCCGCTTGTGAACTTACGCTCTTCGGTCTTTGCTAGATTGTTCATTGACTGAAGCTTATACTTTAGTGCGATGCCGGAAGATGCTCCAAAATTCTCATCATTGATATTGGCTACCATCGAGATTTGGAAGATTAATCTCTCTATTCTTTCCAGCAGATTCTCCTGTGTGGTGTCAGCGCTTGGCTTGCTCATGAAGTCAGCTACAATATTCGAGCCGTCCTCTCCCTCGAAGTTAAGGATTCTCATGTCTCTTATAGCTTCCAGTTCCGACTTTGAGAGCTTGGCTCCAAGTATCTTCATGTATGCATCTGCGAAGTAGTCAACATCGTTTGACTTCTCTGACAATGCCTTATTGTATGCATCAATCATTGACAGCACTGACTCAAAGATGCCCTGTCTCTCCGAGTTCTCTATATACTCAGTTGCCGGCACTCCGTCGAAGCCGTGTACTTTTTCCTCATCCGTCCGGAAGTGTAAGCCTCCGTCAATGTCAAAGTACTGTACTGTGGTCTCGTTTGATACCGAGCCGTGGCGGATTCCCTCAGTGTCCTTATAGATTCTGACGAAGTATCGAGGTCTCATCAGTATTGACTCGTCGTAGACCATAAATGACTCCATCGGGTCCAGGTATGTGATGCCAATTTTTCCCTCTTCGTCCACGAAGTACATCTCATAGCCTCTGCCGTATATCTTCATGATCTTTGCAAGCTCTGCATTGTTGTCGTCCTGGTCATTGTAGACATCTAGATAGTTGATATAGTCATCAACCGAGCTGTCCTTTGAGCTCACCTTTATCGGGATTCCAATAAAAAAGCCGTTCATGGTATCTGTGATATATTTTGCAAAGTTGACAGCTATCCTGTTGTCCGGCTTGTAATCAGGCTTTTTTGCCTGATGAAAAATGTCATAGTCAGTCTTATAAGCCTTTTGCAGTTTCTCGTACTTCTGGGCTACCTTCTCGTCGTTCTTGGCTATGTACTTTGCAAGCTGTATCTCATCCATAATTTGATTGTCTGCAATTCTGTATACGTCTGGTGCCGCCATTATAATCCACCTTTCAGTCCTGTATTTAAGTGAGCCTTTGGCTTTCGCCAACCCTCAATGCCGTATCTCAACGATGCCATCGCATCGTCAAAAAATGGTACCGGCTCATCGAGGTACATGTTCCTTATGTCATCGTATTTCCACTTCCACTGCTCTATTTCTTTGATGAAGTCCGTGCAGGAAGGATGTATGTGTACCCGTCTGCCCTTGATCCAGTCTATCTGAGCCTTAACGCTGTTTGCTTCCTTATTTACCGGCCGAGCTCTCCACCCTGCAGTCCTCCACGTCTTGATGCGGTCAGGTTCTGCCGAGTCACACCACATTACTTTATCTTTTGGAATTTCACCCGCTTCGGCTATCCACTCACTTGTGTCCTTTTCATATCCATACAAGCCTTTGAGTACATAAATATCTCCATCCTTGTAACCATATATATAAATCGCGTTCGCATGGTTGAAACCGAAGTCCTGTCCTACCGCTACGTCGTCGTAGTCTTCGTAGTTCTGCGATACTTCCTCGACTTCCCAGTTATGAAGAATAAGACCTACTGTCTCTCCCCACTCTCCAAGCCCGTACACCCGATAGCCTTCCGGATCTACTTCCTTTCGCCTGAGCATACGCTTGTGGTATGCTGCATCAATGAACCGATTATTGAGATAGGTTGACGAGTGAGTCATTACATCCTCATCAACCCGGTCAAAAAATACTGCCTTAATCCAATGGGTAGCAGATACAGGGTTGAATGTCAGCCGGATCTGATAGAATAGTCCGGGTGGAAGTTCTCCTCTGAGTCGGTCGTCAATAATCTCAAAATCTGCTTGTGTCAGCTCTGTGGCTTCCTCTATCCAGACATCAGTGAGCTTTCCCTTCTTGAATGAAATTGACTTGAGCTTTTCTCTTTGCTTATCATCTTTTACCCCTCTGAAAATAATCTCGTTGCCATTAGACTTGCAACGCATCTTCATGGCTGACTCGTTGATATACCAATAATTAGAGTACTTGTCCCCAAACAGCTTGAAGACTGCGCTTTGTAGTTCAGCAAAGGTTGAATCTCTGTTGGTAACATCTACTTTGCGCACGCATAAGAGATTTCTGCCTTTGTCATTCATCAGGCGCAGGATGTAGTTTTGTGCCGTGTCTACGCTCTTGCCACTTCCGGCAGTGCCCTTCATGACAATGTAGCGTTTGGTACATCTGTCTACTTTCTTAAAGCTCTTATTGGCTTGCAGTTTAATCTTCATCGCCATCACCGTAATCAATTGATATATCAAGTGACATATCCACATCAGCTGATACCTTATCGGTGTACAGTCCGTACCTCTTGCCGAGCAGTTCTGCTGCCTTGAGCCGGTCTTTCTCACTTGGCTTCTTTTCCACTTCCTGTACCTCTTGCCAGCCATCACCGATTCCGACCAACAATGTGTCTGTCGTTTGGCTCTCCCCTCTCAGTACCGATGTGAGGTATTGGAGTACTTCATCCTGTGTGGCTATCAATGAGCTTTCTTTCTGCTCCATCCGTTCGGAGATATAGCTTTGAATCTTAGGTTTTTTCAAGTTCTCAGCGCCTATCGCATACGCAGTCTTCTCCGCATATCCTGCCTTGATTGCCGCCTGAGTAGCGTTAAGGCTTATTATGTATTCATCGCAAAATATTTTTTGTTTCTCCGTCAGCTTCAACGCTGCTCACCTCTTTTCTATTACAGATTCATGTATTTATATTTCATCTTCTTGGCATAAGCTACTGCCTCTGCTCGCGTCTTGAACGTCAGTCTCACTGGTTCCTGTATAGTTATCTCATGGTCGAGTTCATTGCCGTCCTCGTCCCAGCTGGTTAATACATTACGGTTGCCCGTCATGTAATATCTCTCAACTGTGGCTCTGTTATGCTCATCGGGTTCCATCTGTCTGTGTATAGCAACTGTTCCGCCCAGTTCCCCGCCATCGCTTGAACCTGAGCTTTTTCCTCTGCCACTTCCTCCACCTCTGCCACCGAAAAACTGTAGATTCATTCTTATTTCTTTCCTTTGCTTCCAAAATAATATGCTGCGAAATTATCACGATTCCGTTTGTACCATCTATCGTATGTTGAGGTTCTTGATGAGGTATACTCATCGTCAGCCTTTCTTACCGCCTTTTCCGCTTTTACAGGTGCTACCTTGCTTCTGCGGTCATTGACTGCATTGCTTGCCTCTCGTGTGGCTTTTGCTTCGTGGTATAGCCTTGGATTCTTCCTCAATTCATCAGCACTCTTGAGCTGTCTAATCTTTGCATTAACGCTTGCATTTTTATCAACAAGGTAATTGTGTACCTTGTCGAGCTCTTCCCGCGTCTTGAACTGGTTGGCAAACTGTTCTGCCGTGGTCTTGCCACCATCTATATCATGCAGTCCATTTTCATATTTTGAATTTTTGGTATAGCCATCTTCACCGCCGGTCTTTCTCTTGGCGCCGTTGTACATGAATTTAGCCGGTGTAGCTCCCACCTCACTATCAGACCATCCACCGCCACCACGACCGGAACCGCCTCCGCGTCCTCCAAAAATCTGTGCTCTATACCTCATTCAACGTACCTCGCTTTTTGAGCTTCTCTGATAAGCTCTCGACTCTGATTATGTTTCCCTCACACTCTTTTGGCACCTTGCCGTAAAAGATAATGTGTGTCGGAGTCAATCTCTTCATCATTTCTCTATATCCGGCAAGGAATAGTTCCTTGCTATATTCGCTGTTCTGTGTTCCGACAGAACTGACCGCCACTACACTGTCTGTTGGTTCTCCGTCAAAGCACCATGCAAAGCTAGCCTCGTCACTCCATCCAATTGTTGGCACCACTTTTATGCCGTGAGCCTGCCAATAGGCACCGCACCAATGTTTTCTGTAATGGTTATAAATCTGAATAGTTCTAGGATGGTCTGTGTACAGACTAAAGTCGGGTGTACATACATACTTGAACTTTCTAAGCATCGAGATATAATCATCAGCACAGTTCCAAACTCTGTTAAATTGATAATCATCAACAAAGAAATGTACCGCCTTATCTGCCGGACTCTTGCATGACTTGGCATAGTTGAAGCTTATCAACTCTGCCTCCTGGTACTCTGCCGGGGCTATTGCCGGTATGTCGTACATCCCAACACCCTGTATATTCATTTTTGTCACGTTCTCGTAATTTCTTATATTTCTATACAATTTTCTTCACCTATTTTTGCGCACTAAAAAACCACCCTTTCGGGTGGTTCCTATATTTTACATTATATTTCATTTTAAACGAACTGAACGAACTACTTGAACTCTACCAAGTTTTCAACCGGCTCATGCGTCAGCTTGCTTATCATTTCCAATGAATCAAGTCTTATTGGTTCGTTATTCCTTATTTTGGTCAGGGTCGATTCGGATAGTATCTTCTCTTTCCGGATTGTTGTTGTGTTATATCCTGCTTCCGACAGCTTGGATAAAATATCTTTATACACAATCATTTAACCAAGCCCCCTACAGTTTGATGTGACATCCAACAAAGCCCTTGTCCTCAAGCTCAGGCAGTTCTACTATGCGTGCGTCCGGGTTCTCTGATGCGTATGTGCTTGGATACATGTCAGAGTTAATTACTCCTGCGATATAATACTTATCCTTTGTGTTCTCTTCTCTTTTGATTGTTAAAAATGTTCTCATGGTATACTCTCTTTCTCCACCGTCTTGCCGATATGGTCAGCATCAATCATGTTATTTTGCCTCTCTGTTGTTTGTTTCCTTGTTTCTGATATTATAATACACCTTATAAGGTGTAATGTGAATGATGTATTTTATTCTCTTTTGCAATTTCTCTTGACATATTTTACACTCTTTTTCGTGTAATAAAAGAAGCTGCCTATTTAGCAGCTTCTCTCATATCCTCTATTCTGGTCATGTATTCTCCTTCAAAAATCTATCATGTGCCATCCTCGCAGCATCGGGTGATACATTGAGTTCACTGCCAATCTTGTGCCATGTGTACATCTTAACGTGTCTCATATACATTATCTGTCTGATATACGAGTCCTCAATTTCAACTATGTAAGCAGTCAGCTCACTCTTTTCCTTTTCGAGATCCGCCCGCTTGTGAGCTATCATGTGTTCAAGGTTGGTTCGCCTTGTGGCTACACTGCCGGTGGTATCAGATGTCACTTTCTGTCTTGGTGTATCAATCGGGTGTCTTGCCTGGGTACTTAGTTCTTCTAATTCGTCCTCCCACATCCTCAATTCCTTGGCAATGTAGTAGAGTTGAGATAGTCTTTCTTTGGTCATTGTGCCTCCTTGTAGGACGTGATCAGCTCCTGCAGCACTACCTTGGCTGTGTGGTAGATCAGTCGTCTTTCTATTGGTGTGCTCAAGCTGTTCTCCTTGTCGTCAATCATTAGTAAGAGTTCATCCACTCCTACACTGTCTCTGCCTAGCAGATAGCCTATACCGACTCCCAGCCCCTGAGCTATTGCTAATTTAGTTTTTGTGTTCGGCTCTCTTCTGCCAACCACATAATCATTGATTGTAGTCGGTGATATGTCAATCTTTATGGCAAGCTCTTTTTGAGTGATGTCCTTTTCTTTCAGCGCAAGCTCAAGCCTGCCTGCAAACACGCTTTCTTTTTTCTTCACTTTCCTCTCTCCTATCGTCTCGAACTGTTCAGCTCTGTACTTCTCCGCCATGTACTGCCCGTAGCTCATGCCACTGTTCCGGGCTACCTCGTTGGCTTTTGCAAGGTCTTCTTTCTTGGGCTTTTCTTTCTTCTTTGCCTGGTGCTTGTGCTTTTCATATGAAGCCTTGGCTCTTTTAACTTTCTGAACGTCTGAACACTCAGGCGAACAACACTTTTGATTATTCACCCGGGGCTCAAACTCTTTTCCACATACTATGCATATCTTCTTTGTTCTCAAAATCCTCTGTGCTCCTTTGCATAATTAACCGTACTCTCAATGTCCTGTTCTTTTATCAGACAATAATTGTAAGCCATACAGCCATCACAAGTCTGTCTTTGACATCCTTCCTCTAAATAATCCGCTCCATCTTCCATATATTCCGCTTCACTCTCTTTCATACTATCCCTCACTTTCTAATAACTCTGGATTGTCGAAAACGTTGCCGATAACTTCTACTCTATTTCCGTTTTGAACATATTTCCACAAATCATCATTTATAGAACCGCTTCCATTTTTCCCCATTCCGATAGCAAATGTTGTTCTAAAGCCTTTATAGAATACTTTTCCCAACCTTTTCTTCGTATCTTTGTTCGGGAATGGGCAATCATCATTATCTCGTTGGAACAAAATAATGTCACCTTCCCAAATTAGCTTGCCATTCTTATCTTTCAAGCCTGTGCATTGGCAGATGGTGGATGGGTCTACTCTGTACCAATTCTCAAATCCAAGATTTCCGTAACCACGTTTGATATGTTTTGTGAACATATTGCTATTCTTAGTGGGAATTATAATTGCTTCCCATCCATCTGTTGCATCACAGCTTTGAATAAGGTTTCCTTGTACCCATTCTCCATCGTCAACTCTTTTTGATTTGAATAAATATCTATCGTTCATCTAATTTTCTCCTTCCGGTTTTTCACATCGTTCAAATTTAATAACCCACACCCACGGATTCGCATTCCATCCGTAGCGGTCAATGTCGGTTTTCTTGATGGTGGAGTTCCAAAGTTTTTCCCATTCCATCATCACTCCATCACATTGACTGCACTGTTCTTCTGTCCCATAACAGCACTGCGAACCGCTTTCTTCGTATGTATTAAGACAATCCCAACAATCAGGATAAGCTCCCTCTTTTATCACATCAACCGGCTTCATCTCCTGCAATCGCTCCACTCTCACATCTGTAACCTTCAGCCAGATACGCGCAATGTCTTTTTTCATATGAATCGATGGATGCCATGTGTCGGCTGATGGATATTCATTATCCTCATATGACGCACGGTACATGTAGCATCCATGTTCCTTTTTCTCGTCATGTAATCTCCGTTCTGCTTCGTGTTCGCACCCTCCCTGCTCACAATCCATTCCGCAATCCCAGCACGGCTGCCATGCAAACGTCTCTCTGACATACAGGATGTCGCCCGGCTGATATGGTGGTGTGATTTTTCCTTGATTTCCGTCTGTATCATATACATACAGTGGTTCTTCACTTACTTCAAAATATCCTTGCGGTTCCGGCTTTACAAGTCTGCGTGTGCAACTCTTTCTTCCGTCCAGAATTGCCCGTACCATCTCGGTATTGAATAAAATCGGTTTAATTGCCATGCTCTTCCTCTACTTTCTCAAAATAGAACTTAATAGGTTCCCTATTTTCCTGCACCATGCCATATCGTAAAGCTATATTGTATGTACACACGTCTCTTTTCAGCCGGTCAGGAATCTTCTGTAACTGCTGCCTAAACGTCTTCAAGTCCATCGTTGCCTTGTAGCGATTGCATGAACCGCAGGACGGCATCAGATTGCTTATATCGTGTACGTCTATTCCGGTAAATTCCTCTGTGTTCTCATAATTTCTAAGGCAATGCAAATGGTCTACATTGAAACCCTTTTCTGGTATTTCACAACCGCAGTAAGCACAATGACCGTTGTATTTTTGGTACACCAATTTTCTAACAGATTTAGGAATCGGTCTTCGCATCTACACCACCGCCTTTCACAATCTCGATTGCCTTCCGAAATCCAATCGCAACGCCTTTTTCCTTTTCATCGTTGTACGCATCTCCACTGTCTTGCCATCTGGCAGACTCGGATTTCAACTGCTCCACAACTTTATCTACATCATAGGCGGTTGGTTGGCGATTAATCAGGTTTATCCAATCAAACGCTCTTGATTTCTCTGTTATTGTGTTTCTAACATCAGTCATCAGAACATCTGCATCAATCAGTCCCATTGCTCGCCCTCCTGTTCCATGCTTTAATAGCTCTTTTCTTAGACTCCTCGATATTTTCTATCGTGTCATCCTCTTTGCTCATATCTGGGCAAAACCCACTTGTCCTTGCACCGCAGTTACATGCACACCATACTGTAAACCCTATATAATCTTTCTTTACTGCTTTTACTTTTGCTTTCCCACCACAGAACGGGCATGGTCTTAATTCTTCACTCATTGTTCATCCTCTTTTCTTCTAGACTGTTCCGCTTCTGATTGAAGCCATTTCCTAACTTCCACATTACAATTTGTGCAAGTTTTATGTGCGCTACAATCGCATTCCCCAATACCAGCCATGTCTTGTCAGCACATAATCTTCTGCTTTCTGATGATAAACTTTCAGTTTGCCTGTTCAATTTCTACATCAACATCAATATGCAATCTTTTTTTCTTTCCTGTATTAACATCAATGCAAGAAACATACCCATTTGTACTTTCCAACAAATGTCCTACTTTGTAAATATTACCCTCAAACATAAACACATCTCCCTTTCTTAAAAATCCTATCTGCGTAATCATATATTTGCCTCCATAAATCAATATTTGAATTTATAAACTTGCACAACTGCTTAATTCTCAAATAGTCCTTGTATTGGTCTGTTGACACATCTTTGACAACTGGTGTTTCTCTCAAATATTCCTTCGTCTCCTCAATTTCCGTCTCTAGTTTCTGCATTTTGTTGAAATATCTGTCATATCCGGTGTCGTTGTAGAACTCTTTTACATCGTCATATTCAGCTTTCATTTTCTCCAGTCCGTCTAGTGCTATCTGTTTCGCCTTTTTCTTGTATGCCTCTGCTCTTATTATGTATTTGTTCATGCCATCCTCCTGTTATTTATGGATTGCTTTTTAGGCAAACCGAAGTTGTCCGGTCTGTTCTGATTCTATTCTCATGTTCGGTGTTCGCTTCGCCACGCACAATTCCGGCAAATTTGCTCTGACCAAGGCAGCCGGTATCGGTGGACAAACCGCATTTCCACATCTACGCACCTGCTCACTTCTTGGATATGTTTTGCCGGTATAGTCATGGTCAATTATGTAATCGTCTGGAAAACCCTGGCATCCGTATAATTCTTTCGGCTCCAACATCCGCAATCCTATATCAATAATCTTGTAATCGGCGCCATTGATTGTAACTAGCCCAAATCTGTCTTTTGCTGTCACAGTGTCTAATGGCTTCTCTATGTCCTGTCCGGTTCCTTCTCCATAATATTTAATCAGAAAAGCCCTGACCTCTCCAAAATGTCCCGCTGACGTTGTAATTGTATGCAGTGGTTCTCTTTCGTCCTGACCTATTCCCGACTTATAGAATTTACTCAAAAACGATGTAACCAGTCCATAGCGGTTTGAACCATCCACGGTCATGATTGGTTCTTCTATTGTCTGGCCCCGGACTTCTCCCTGTGCTGTCTCGGAATGGTACTGGATCAGCGTAGGACTTATCAAGCAGTGCTCATTTTTACTTACGATTGTTGTAAGTGGTTCTCTTACATCCTTACTTCTATCCTTGGAAAATCCGGTCTGTCCGATTTGTACCATATATGGCTCTACAATCCCATATCCATGCTTTCCAGTTATTGTTGGCATAGGCTCCCGGATATCATTCGGTCTGCGTTCACCACCGTGATTACACTGGATAATAAATGGTTCTGGATTATCCAAAACAAACTTTTTCAATCCTCTTGCAATCCGATCCATTGTTTTCTGCGCCAACGGTCTCACTGCCCGAATTCCGTATTTCTCTTTGATTTCTTCAGATGTGTCAAAAATGCTTGGACATGGGCGGCTGAAATCAATCTGTGTGTATGCACCCACATATGGCTTCAATAGTCCTGCTTTCACTTCCTCACTGTCTGCAGGTGCATGTGTTGGTTCTGGCCATACTATCGGCTTACCGTCACATCGTGCGATCATAAAAAATCTCTTACGCATAGTAGGTGCACCATAATCAGCAGCAATCAGTTCCTTAAACTGTACCTCATATCCTAAATCATTAAGCTGCTGTACAAATTTTTCAAATGTTTTACCCTGTTTTGATTTGATCGGATGATGTCCTCTGTTCAATGGTCCCCATGTCTTAAATTCCTCCACATTTTCCAACATTATCACCCTTGGTCTGACAAGCCCAGCCCATCTGCAAGCTACCCAGGCAAGTCCTCGAATGTTCTTGTCTTTTGGCTTACCGCCTTTTGCCTTACTAAAATGTTTACAGTCCGGCGAGAACCAGGCAAGGCCAACCGGATGTCCATCACACGCTTTGACCGGATCAACCGCCCAAACATTTTCGCAATAATGCTTCGTGTTCGGATGATTAGCCTTATGCATCTTAATAGCTTCTGGATCATGGTTGATAGCTATGTCTACGCTATATCCTGTTGCTAGTTCTATTCCCGTGGAAGCTCCTCCACCACCTGCGAAGTTGTCAACTATCAATTCTCCGTTTATCATTTTTAGTTTCTTCTCCTCATTACTAATTTCGTCTACCACACTGGGTAATAATTTCCTTTATCATCTACGACCCAATAGCCTGTGCTCCAAGTATCAGTTAATGGGTCGTAGACTTTTCTGCCTTTAATCATCTTTCAATCTCTATTTCTGCCTCCATGTTTAAATAATGACCCCTAATTTTTTCCCATAAAGTCTCTCTAGCCTTACCTCTAAAGAAAAGGGGCTTTACCTCATATACCATACTAATTACGCTTACAGTATTCACAGCATCCAGCATGCTCCATCTGCCATCACAAGCTCTAGCGTTAGCCCACCTTGTGAACTCCTTAAATGTGCAATCCTTAATTTTCTTTTTCATCTCAGCCGTATCTATCTACTCCTTTCCGCCTCGCTATATTCCGGTGCTCCCCAGCGCAAGCCTTAATGCTCACGCTGTATCTTTTCATACTCTTCCGAGTAGTCCGTTCCGTTCAATGTGCACTCGATCAGTGCCCTGAGCATCTTCGTTTGAGATGGTAGCCAATTCTTTTCAGCGTTTTCCAACAGTTCAGTTTCGAACTGTATTAGTGCTGCCGCACCCACCTGTGTTATCATTTCTTCGATACACATCCTGCTCCTCCTCGTCTCTGTAACACGTTGGCAGATTCATCCATGCATTAACTATCATGCCATCCGAACCGCAGGTTCTTGTATCGTCTCCGATATAGTAAGCCCCACCGTCGCTGTCCTCCTCATATCTTCCCACAAGCGGGATTGAGAAGTTCTCGAACGATAAGAGCACATGCTTATTACTCTTCGGTGGTGTGTCTGAACTCATCCATGCGTAGAAGTCTCGTCCAAGTGCCAGAGAGGCAAGTCCTTGAACGAAATAGCCAGGCTCTATGCCAGTTCTGTTGTCTTCCTCTATCAGCTTTTTCATACATAGCACAATTGCCTGGAACTCTTGCATGAGGTCGTAAGTAGAGCCGGCTAATTTTACTTTGTTATCCTTTACCTCAATCATTTTTTACTTGCACCTCCTAATATGCTTGCATTACTTGCGATTTTTTCCTCTATTACTTTTGCTATTTCCTCCTCGCTCATAAATCCTTTCTTGACTATGTCGATTATCCTTTCCTCTGCCATTTCTTTTGGCATTCCGTTCTCAACAAGAGTGTCCCTGACTGTGTTGGAGATAACCCCAACGTCAGCAATTACGCTGGCAATATTGCCTTCTATTTCAATCTGTCCTTTATCTGTCTTAATCATTTTTAATTCCTTTCCCATAATCTACGCTATGTTTGAATTGCTTGTACGCTTTCTCGCTCCTGTGCTTCGGGTTCGAGTAGTAATCCGCCTTTGCGCTGTCTCTTGCACTTTTAAGGTGTGCTCGTTGGGTACTGCTGCTGTCCCAGTAATCTCTATCACTCATACTGCACATCCTTTCAGTAAGTCCCAGTGTTCCTCCTCGATGAAGAGCTGACGTATCATCTCATCGTTGAGATAATGATCTTTACAGCCCGGCTGCTTTCTCCAGTATGAGTCGATGAAATACTCACACCATTTTAAGAACTCATGAATGTCTGAGTTTTTGAACTTGTAGCTCTGCTTGAGCACCGGTATCGTAAGTAACATCGTAGCTACAAGTGCCGACTCTATGTTTCGGTCAGCTCCGAGTACTGCTCTATTCTTACCAATGTCAGCCATATATAGCTTGTGGCTCATCGGAATATTTTTCACCCACTCAACCACCTTGATGTCTCTTTTCTGGCAGTATTCAAGCATCGTGGTTGATGTCAGCTCCTGGTCGTCATCGTTCTGCCACTTCTTGCGCCGCTCGATTACTCTGTCGTAGAAGTTCTTAAGCTGTCTGAAGCTCAGGTCAAACTTGTCGTACAGTAAGATATATGCCATGTGGTTGGCTATGTTATCTCCGAGCTGAGCTTTCTGCACCTCATTTTGCCAGTACCTGGCATTCATACGCCCCTGTCTACTCTGTCTGCTCATTTACGCCTCCTAGTGCTGACTCAAGTGCAGCGTAGTCATAAGACCTCTGCTCAAAGTTACTGAACTTGGTTTTGGCGGTCGATTCCGGCCTCATCCGTCCGCCAGATTTCTGGCTTCTGTCCCAATTTCTAACAGCTGCTTTCCAGTCTTTCATTCTATTCTTGCCAACAGTCCAGCCGTTGGCTGTGTAATAATCAATGAATCGCTCAGGATCTACGTTGTACTTGTTGTCAGCGATATATTTTTTTAGTTCTTCGAGGGGGGGCGGGTAAAAGCGGGGCTTTTTCTCTTCACTCTCTTTAATATCATTTACATTTACATTATCATTATCATTTACATTATCATTAGGTTCGGGGTTGGTTCGTTTTGGTTCCGCTTTGGTTCCACTTTGGTTCGAGTTTGGTTCGAGTTTGGTTCGAGTTTGGTTCGAGTTTGACTCGAGTTTGGTTTCGTTTTGGTTCTGCTTTGGTTTAGTTCCACCCCTAAGACCGTTCTCATACCGCTTGTTATTCTTGTCTATCTGAGGCTTTGCCATTATCAGAATTGCCTTGGCTACACCGGATGTATCAATCTCGCTATCGTTGAGTCCGTACTCCATTATCGCCATGACTGCATTTCTGAACTCTTCCGCAGACAGTTCCTTGATGGCCTCATAGAAACTCCGATAAAAAACTATGCTCTCTCTCATCGCTCCACCTCGAAGATATGGACCTCTATCCTTGGTTCATCCTTTGAGACTTTGAACTCATCGTTGAATCCCCTAATGTTCTGCCAGCCGTCATTCTCAAGTACGCCCATCTTAACAAGCGCGTCTTGGATCACCTTCCGGCCGAAGGAAGAAATGTTGTCAAGATCTCGTCGCTTATTCGACTCGTGCCAAACATAAGCCATACTCACAGGCTTGGTAATATGTACCCCCTTCAACTGCTGCCGGATGCATCTTGATACGATGTCCTCCGACTCTCCCTTGAGCTTAGCTCCCTTGTACTTGTTAGCTCGCTCTGCACTGATGTAGTCGTTAAGGTTCGGCAGCTTGCCCGGTATAATTAATAAGTACTCCAACTTCTCGCCACCTTTCGTATGTCAATTTCATTGAGAGTCTCTTCTTTTGAATCGCTCTCGCTCGATGAAGCTCTTTCGCCATATACTCATTAAATTCCACTTCATCTTCTATATCGTTCGGGTCCGGTCTGTAGTAGCCGTCTTCAACATTGATGATACAATCACCGTTGTTGTTGGCCTTTTCTATCTGCTCCCGGAGCCGTCTATCATCGTTCGGGTTGGATGGTCTGCTCATGGCATTCCGATGCCCGACCGGTATTCTCTCTAAGTCCATGCGCTCCTTTCCCTCCGGTCAAAGGGTAGACCGGAGATAACATTGGCTTACAATTGCTGATGCCTCGTGATATAAAATCCGCAATTCCAAACAGTTTCTTAAGGTGTCTCAACCATTTAAAGCCAGCTCTTACCGAACAGCTTTCTAAATTCTTCTCTAGTTCCGACCTTTGACTCAAATGCTCGCTGAGCTGCCTTGATATACGTCAGGTCAACAGTTCTGTTGAGGTGTGGTCCGAGTGCTCCCAAGTGGTGTTCGTGGCATAAAGGAATGGTTAAGCCGTACTTGTCGGCCACCTTCCGGTTGGCCGTGCCGTGTATAGCGTGGTGGATTTCCACGTAAGGGCTTCCACATATCACACATCTGTCGGTACGCTCTACTATTATTGACTTCACACTCCCCACCTCTCTTTCATATCCTTTAATTCTGTTGGTGTGATAGTCTCAATGCCGAGCTCCTTGGCTTCTGCTACAGTGCCATCGATGAGCTTAGACATCTCATTGGTATCGTATGTATGCGAGCCTCTGTATACCATGTAGAACGTGGCATTGTCGTCATACTTAACAGCTATGCAGTGCATTGTCTCGAGCTCGTACATGTAGCTCTCAGGAGCGTTGGTCTTGTAGATAAGAGGCTCACCACTTGGCAGCACATGAGGCTGTCCGTATCTGCATATCATAAGATTCTTGGCTCTTGCCTTTGAGATTGTCAGGGCTTCGGCTATCTTGCCAACAAGCACATGAAAGTAGGCATTAGCGTCAAGGGACCGGCGCCGTGTATATCTGACTGCCTTGATTTTGAGCTTGTCAAAGCTCTTAATCTTCTCATACTCTGTCTTAGCTTTTTCTGTCTCGTTGATGTCAAAGGTCACTCTCAAGTGCCCGCTGTCGAAGTCAATAGATGCTCCGACAGCTCTTCCTGTCACTTCCATTTACGCCTCTTTCTTTTTTTTGTACCAAGTTTCAACCTGCTTAGTTATCCGTTCAGCAAGCTCCTTTGAAATATCTGACTGCTTGGCAAAGCCGTACTTCTTTTTCAATGTGTTCCATATGTCGCCCTCACTTGCATCTTCACACATGCCCGCGTAGGCCATGATGTACTCGTTAATCTTATGGATCTGCTGAGCTGTCGCAGGCTTGAAAGCTGCTGGCTGTGTTGGTTCTACTGATTCAGCCTTGCTCTTATTCTCTTTATACTTCCTGCACTCGTCCGAGTCCTCATCCTTGGTGTCGTCTAAGAGAAAGAGCCCGTTAAGTGCATACTTTCTCGCATAACTTGACGCGGTACCGGTAATCTGTGAGTCATCCATTCCTTTTTTCACTTCTGCTTCTCTTGCAAGTGCGCAGGCAGAGAGTTGTTCGCCTGTCTCACAGTCTGTCAGGTACGCGGTAGCTTTTACATAATTCTTCGTGCCTACAGCTTGAATCGAATCACTGATTATCAACGTCACGTTGAGCTGGTTAAGTAAAGGCTTGACTGCCTCATATATGCCCTCGGCGTTTCGATAATGGAATCCAGCGTAATCGTTGTATAGATTTTTCGGCGCCTTAAGCATCGTCTGTATTTCTTTTAGCTTCTCGTGCACTGCCATTAATCTAACCTCCTGTACTGGATGCCACACTCCTGCATATAGCATTCAAGCTGTGCCTGCTGGAATGGGTCAACCTTGACCTCGTATCTAGCTATCTTCATAATGTCGTTCTTTTCTGTCGGCTCTATAAATTCCTCTATAGGTTCCGGTGCATCAAGTATCTCATCCGCTTCGATCTCTGCCTGTTTCTCTTCCTCGGCTTTGAGAGCTTCCTGTTTCTGCTTCTCTTCCTCAGCCTTGAGAATTTCCTCTTTCTGCTTTTCCCACTGTCTGATAGTGAGAAGTGCGTCTGACAGTACACCTGTCTCTTTGTATTTCATTAGAGCTTTGACCTCATATTCTGATTCCATGTTCTTAATGGCTGCTATATCATTGGCTACACCATCAAGATAGTTGGTGATTGATTCCTGTATAGTCTTCTTCGATGTGGATGCATTCTCCCACTTGCTGTCATACACTCTGTTAAGCTCTGCATATCCTGCTATATCTTCTCTGCCGGATACAAGTTCAAGGTAAATGTCATTGATAAGCTCTCTCTTTTCCTCGATGCGCTTCTGCTCGAATGCATCAATCTGCTCACTGATGTAGGCAATTGGTTCATTGATAAGCTTGTCCAGTTCCTTAACCTTTGCCTCGAAATCTGTGTATGGCTGCATGTAGAGCTTTTTGACCTCTATTCTCTTGTCACCGATCTGTTTCTTGAGCTTTCTAAGCTCTGCTACAGTCTTCTTTGCATCTGCTTTTGTGTCTTCTGTGAAGACCAAGTTCTTGTAAAGCTCGAGTTCTGATGCAAGAGCATCCTTGATGTCCTCAAAATTAAAATCTATACTTCCGTTATTCCTTACAATTTGTACTTCTAACATTTTTTCTCCTTTTCTCTGATAAGTCTGTCTAATTCTTCGTGCATCTTCTTGTATTCGTCATCACTAAATGCATCTAAGTAAGTCGTATACATGTCCGACTTGGTGCCATACAGTCCGTGCCATCCATCGGGATATACAGTAAAGCACAGGCTGTTAACGAATCCGCCAGTTGTTTCAAATTGAACAAATGGTGTGTTATATGAACTGCCCTCATTAATCTTCATTACCTTTTCGAGGGTCTCCCTTATTTCTTTCTCTCTTGCCATTCTTTTTCCTTTCTGATTAGCTCGCTTCCAAATCTTTAAAGCTCATCTGCTTATAATCCGTACATTTAACAAGTGCTTCAAGCTGTCCGGCTCTGGTCTTCAATACTTTCGACTGTCTAACACAATCCTCGCATATTCCGTCAACGCCCTCTCCCGGATCTATAGCGCATCCGCATTTTCTGCATTTTCTTAAAATCATAATCAGCTCCATTGAATAATCTCTAAAATCATGTTACAATTAAAAAAATCTATTTGATTTTTCCCTTTATAGAATCCTTAGCTTTGGTCGGTCGAGGATTCTATTTTTTTGCTCTCATTTTCCAATAATTCAGCGAAAGTCTTACAGTTTTTTGGCTTAGCCTTTTTTACTGTCTCCGTGAGATATTCGCCAGCACTCTGATACTTCTGCCCACTTGTGCCCAGCTTGCATCCGCTAATCATTCTCATGTTCTGTCACAAGGCATGGAATAGTAAGCAGCAGTCCCAGTGGTAAGAGTACTTGTCCGTATCTGTACCGGATGAGACACGCTCCAACCATGATCGCAGCAAGGCCGACATAGCCGAGCGTCTCGTATATCTTCTTTCTCATGCTTTTCTCCTTTCCCGAGCACTCAGTAGAGGGGCACATAGCAACAAGAGGTATGCCAAAAGTAACAAAATCAAAATACACTTACACGCAATAACTGAATCGAAAAATTTATATAGGAGTAAAACTGTGCCCCTCTACTGAATGCTCGAATAATTCACAATATTTAGTTTTTAATTGCCTTGCCTAGCTCCTCTGGTGTCCAGTCCGTCATATCCGCGATGGCTATGAGTGTTTCGATGCTTAACTTCCCACTGAGCTGTGTACTCATTGCCGCCTCCGACATACCGAGCTTTTTTGCTATCTCTTTCTGCCGGACTCCACACTCAGCAAGTCGGAGCTTGCACTTCTTGGCAAGGACTTTTCTTTTGTCTACTACCCTTGCCGGGTAGGTTAATGCTCTGACTCTTGGCATTATCGTGCCTCCTTAGTGCACTTATCGTGCTCATTTAAGTCAAAAAAAATGAAGTTAACCGAACGGTTGTAGTATTCAGCAAGTCTAACTTTAATATCGTCTCTTGGTATACGCTCACCTCTTTCGTACATTGCAAGCGCTGAAATACTGATTCCACAAGCCTTTGCAACCGTTTCACGGCTTTTATCGCCCCGAAGCTTAACAAGCTTTTCGGCTACGATTTCGTTTCTACTCAATGTTTCACCTCCCTATTAAGTTGTGCACGGTTCGTGCATAACTATAATATACACGTATCGTACTCGGAAGTCAAGCACATTTTGTAATATTTTTTATTTATTTTTTGCACGTTTCGTGCTATAATGCAATCAAAGGAAGGAGGTATGATAAATGGCACAGTTTAATATTATTTTAAAGCTTCTTAGAAGTGAAAAGAAAATGACTCAGCAAGACCTAGCAGATGCACTTCACATCTCAAAAAGTTCTATTAACATGTATGAGCGTGGAGAACGGCAACCGAATTTTGAAACGCTTGAGCTGATAGCTGATTATTTCAATGTAGATATTGACTATTTGCTTGGTCGGACAGATAAAACAACCAAAATTATCGACCCAAGCATTACTACTATAGAGTTCACATCAAAAGATTATACGCATGATGAGCTTGACAGGCTTTTAGAATATGCTGAATTTTTAAAAACTATCAGAGAAAGGAAGTCTTAATATGGGAATGAGATTTAGAAAGAGCTTCAAGATTGCTCCTGGTGTAAAGTTTAATGTCAATAAGAAGAGTGTTGGCATGACCTTTGGCAGTAAAGGCGTGCACTATACGGTTAATTCTTCCGGCAGACGCACAACCTCAGTTGGGGCTCCCGGTACCGGATTATATTATCAGAGTGTTTCCGGTGGCAGCAGTTCCGGTTCTAATCGTCAACAGACTACACGGACTAGGCAGATAATCTCTGACACATGTCCTTGCTGTGGAGCTGTAAACTCTAAGCATGAAGCATTCTGTCCTGTATGTGGTCAGCCACTATCGGAGCCGGTAAGGCAAGCTACACCGCCCCAATACATACCGCCCCAATACATACCGCCTCGGCCGGTCAAGGTCAAGAAAGACCACACGAACCTAATAATGCTCATTGTAATTATCATAATCTGCATCGGACTATGGCATTGGATTGGAAGCGTGCAAGATAAATACGAGCAAAAGACAGCTAAATCAGATGTTGAGCAGCAGGCCCAGCCGAGTAATGATGCGCTGCCATCATTGCAAACAGCTCCTGAGAGTGTGAATAATGCCCAAGTTGGTAATGATAATGCACAATCTGATAACAGTAATGCGCAGGCTGATAACAGTAATGTGCAATCTGATAACAATAAGGCTGATATGGTGTGGTATGTAGATGGTGGAAGTAAATACCACAGAAATTCAAGTTGTAGCAATATGGAAAATCCGAAACAAATATCTTTAGATGATGCCAAGAAAATGGGACTTACTCCCTGTAAGAGGTGTTATTAGATACAAAAAACGCACTGACAGAGGAGGCTGCCGGTGCGTTTTTGTATGAGAAAGGATTTAAAGGGTTTTAATTTGATAAGGAGTTCAAGATTAAAACAGGAGTTGAGAACGAGTTAAACTCAATTCTTAACTCATTAATATTATATCACAAATTTCTATGCGTTTCAGAGAATAAAAACAAAAGGAGGGTTATCATGAAAATCGAAAAAAGAGGTAACGGCTACCGAGTCCGTAAGATGATTAACGGAAATATGCATCGTATTCTATTCGACCATCTGCCAAGCAAGCGGGAAATTGATGAGGTATTTTCTAAGATATATGTTGAAAGCCCTTCCGGCGCCGTACAGGGCACTTTTAAGGATTGTGCCTTGCAATATATAGCACTCAAGGAAAACGTCCTCTCTCCGTCAACTGTGCGCTCATATAATGCTATGGTGCGCTCAATGAGTGAAGCATTTTTAAGCATTCCAATGAAGGCTTTGTCATCTGCTGATGTACAGGCAGAAATTAACAGGATAGCCTTGATAAGAAAAGCCAAGACGGTAAAGAATTACCACGGCTTTATATCGCCTATCGTGGCTATGTACCGTCCGGACCTTAAGCTCACTACCACTTTACCGCTCGGTGAGCGCTATGTGCCATACGAGCCGACTGACGACGACATAAAGAAGATACTCGAAGCTTCCAAAGGTACATCGTATGAATTAGCTCTGCGTCTAGGAGTATATGGTATGAGACGGTCTGAAGTATGTGCTGTGACTGCCGATGATCTTGAGGGAAATATGCTGGCTATCAACAAGTCCATTGTCAAGAATAAAGACAATAAGCTTGTACTCAAGAACTTCGCCAAAACGGATGAGTCTACACGGAAGATATATGTAGACGATTACACGGCAGACCTGCTCCGTGCTCAGGGCAAGGGTTATGCAGGATATCCAACTAACCTGTGGGATAATCTGTCGGCCTTACAGAAGCGTATAGGCTTGCCTCATTTTAGGTTCCATGACTTAAGGCACTACTACGCTTCTATGGCTCACTCACTTGGCATACCTGACAGTTATATCATGCGTGCCGGTGGCTGGAGTTCTGACAATGTCATGAAGAGAGTATATCGTCATGCTCAAGCAGATAAAGAAAGAGACATGATGGAATTTGCCAGCCAATACATCCAAACGCTCAGTTAGAATCTTGGGCAAATCTTGGGCAAATTTTTCTTAAAAATACCCTAATTTCTTTAATTTTTTGAAAGATTTATGACAAATAAAAACCCCGCAAACCCTTGATTTTACTGAAAATCTTGGATTTACGGGGTTTTGCAAATAGTGCCGGCAGTGGGACTTGAACCCACACGGGCTTGCGCCCAACAGATTTTGAGTCTGCATCGTCTGCCATTCCGACATGCCGGCGTCTTACGAACAGACAATATTTTATCACAATTATTGACTTCATGCAACTAAAATTTGTAATTTCAATATAATTTCAATGCGATTGTGACTGTTCACGCCTAACAGTGTGACCAGCAACGATTACAGCTCATTTAAATATGTCAAAGCCTTGAAATATGTC